ATGGCATTCATCCGCGCGCGTCAGCACAACGACGGCACCACGGTTTACGGAGTCACCTACCGGCTCGGCGGCCGTGGCAGTCGCCAGTCGTCCGTAACTTTTCCCGACGAAAAGCAGGCGAAGCGCTTCTGCGCCCTGGTGGACTCGCATGGCCCGGAGCGCGCGTTAGAACTGGCCGGCATCGCAGACACCCAGCGGGCGGTGTCGGCACTCACGGTAGCGGAATGGCTAGATCGCCACATCGGGAGCTTGACCGGTGTCGAGAAGAAAACCATCTCCGAGTACCAGCGGTACGCGACTCGCGACATTGGGCCGCCGCTCGGCGCGATCCCGCTAGGCAAGCTCACCCGCGAAGACATAGCCGAGTGGGTCAACGAGATGTTTGAGGCGGGCGCCGCTGGCGGCACCATTGAGAACAAGCACGGATTTCTGTCAGGAGCGCTAAAGCGGGCAGTCGAAGATGGGCACCTAGCCGCCAACCCATGCCAGGGCATCCGGCTACCGCGCACTGAGGAGCAGGAAATGGTGTGCCTGACCCGTGACGAGTTCCAGACCCTTAAGGCCGCGTTTAGTGCTCACTACCGGCCGTTGGTGGAGTTTCTGGTGGCGTCCGGGTGTCGGGCTAGCGAAGCGTTGGCGCTTAGGCCATCTGACGTTGACCGCGAAGCGTCGACTGTGCGAATCGCTCGTGCGTGGAAGCGTGCCGGGTCGGGCTACGAGCTGGGTCCCCCGAAGACCAAAAGGTCGGTGCGTACGATCAACGTCCCCAAATCGGTTCTAGATCAACTTGACTACGGCGGCGAGTGGCTATTTACCGGCACGAATGGCGGGCCGGTCCGTATCTACTCGTGGCGTTCGAACGTCTGGTACAAATCACTCGCGAAGGCGCAGAAGAACGGCTTAGCGAAGCGACCCAGAGTCCATGACCTGCGGCATACGTGCGCGTCATGGATGATCCAAAACGGCGCCCCGTTGCCGCTGATCCGTGACCATTTAGGGCACGAGTCGATCAAGACGACGGTGGACTGTTACGGGCACTTGGACAGGAACGACCACGTTGTTGCCGCTGAGGCTATCGGCAAAATGCTTGGGTAGCGTGGCCCCCATCACAAACCCCTTGGCATCTCATCTATTTGTCAGCACTCGTATGTGATGATACGGAGCAACGGGATACGGGGTGAACGGCCCGGGGGAGCGGCGCGGGGGCGCCGACCAGCATTCACCAGATTAGAACACCGAATGTCGAGCGATGATTATGTTCTGATGGATCAAAAGGAAACGTCAGCGGTTACGCGCGTACCGATTAACACCCTCAAGGATTGGCGGGCCAAGGGGATAAAGGGCCCGCGTTCTGCGGTTATCGGTGGTCGGGTTATGTACCGCAAGGTCGATGTGCTGGCGTGGATCGATGAACAATTCAACCAATCTGGCAAGGGGGCGCCCCCCAATGCCGGGTCGATCTTTAAGCCTTTAGGCAAGCGTTCGCTGCTGAACGTATAGCAGGCTCGATAATGACAAAAAAATGCGACTTAAGAGTACTTACCGTGACATCCGTCACAAATGTCCCAAAAGCGCATGAATCTGAGGGTCGCCTCGATAGATTAGAGGTAGAAGGACTTTTTGGCGACAATAGTCGCGGCCGTAATTGCAAGCCTCGCCCCAAACGTAAGAACGTTGCGAACGCGCCACACTGGCAGATAGACGCAGACGGAAAGCTCTACTACCAGCGGCGAGAAGTTGAGCCGCACGGGAATCCGCCGATCATTGATCTAGGTCCGTCTGCCTACCCGCCGATACTCCCGGCGTACAACGAATATGACGGTGGCCGGGAGCGCTTCGTTGACGAGCTAGTGTGCTGGCATTTCCACGGCCCAATCTCGCCGACACTCCAACTGTTTACGCACGTACGTCACCTTGACGGCGACTGGCTGAACTGTGCAGCAGACAACCTTGTACGCGAGCTGGACGAGGAATGGCGAGAAGCCAACAAAGCGCGCCAGATAGCCGAGTGGATGATGGTTGACGCTTCACGGACCGCATGGGAGCTCGGCGTTAGAGGGCATGGAGGAGAGTTTTCTTACGCGCCGAGCCGGCAAAAAGCACCGCGAGGATTGCGGGACGAGCCGGGCATTGGCACGCTCCCGTCATGGGCGCCGCTATCGCCCGTATGGGCGTCACAAGACCCGAACGGCGCCGCGCCTTAATCCTCCGGCACGCGGCGCCGTTCACGCACACAATAAAAAAGGGAGAACACCAAATGGCAAATGTGCAAGTCGGCCGGGACCAGGACGGCAGGCTGAGCCTAACGATCACCGACCTAAGCGACAGCGAACTAGCCGAGCTAATACGAGTGGCACAACATGACACGCGTTCTGCCTCGCCAGCTAAGGCCCGACTGATGCGCTATCGCATGGCATAGATACCTAACCGACTAACTAGAACGGGACACTAAAGATGACGCCTAACAATGACACGCTGCTTGAACCGCTTCGCTATGACTTCCTGGTCTCAAAGGGCGACGACAAAGCGCTTATCGGATTGCGCATTGACACGCCCGATGGCGGAATTATCGTGCCTATGACGAGCCAGGACGCTTTCGCGATTGGGCGCGGTTTGGTGGCGCACTCAGATTTCCTAGAGCAGCGGCCGGTACGCAAGTGGGCTTAGATGTCCACGGGCATCCAACGGCCTTGCATCGGCTGCGGATGCCTAATCGCGAGCGGGTCGCGGTGTAACGAATGCCGGCCGAAGCCTCGGCCGCCGCTCATGCGCTACCCGATCAAGCAATGAACCGGCCATGCATTCGGTGTGGAATGCTGATACCCAAGGGCAGCCGATGCGGACAATGCGCACCAAAACGGCTACGGCCACAAGGGCATCCCCACACAAACACCGGGCGCATGAAACGGCTAAGCAAGGCAACTCGGAAGGCGCAGCCGTGGTGTCTCGACTGCCGCTCGACAACCGACCTAACGTGCGATCACATCATTCCCGTAGCCGAGCGACCCGACCTCGCATGGGAGCCGCTGAACCTGACGACGCGCTGCCGATCCTGCAACGGACGACGCGGCAACCGATGCACTGACGCGGAACGCGGTCAGGTGCTCGACGCCATCGCAGCACGCACGGCACGATGGCGGCGCGCTTGCCAAGCTCAGGCTGGGTTAGGTCCAGGACAACCCGGACTGCACCAAGCACGCTGAACCTCGGTGTCGTACGGCTGATCAACGCCGGGCGTCTGACCAAGCACGTACATGTCATCGACTACCTCGGTGATCTGCGCGCCGCACTTGTCGCAGACTCCACCGCGCCGACGCCTTATGTGGCCCACTGTTGTTCCAGGTCCCGCAGTACCTCGTCGGGACTCCTGTCCGTCGCCCTACTGACCTCAATGAGTAGCCCCACGACGAGGCTCTGCATACCGCCCTTAAGCATGCCGTCGTAATCGACGTACGTCCGTTTGAAGTCGGCAAGCAACTCCTCTACTTCGGGCTGCGAGTCTTCGAGAGAATACGGCGGCGGCTTCGGTTCGCCCATTCGGGCGCGTATGAGGGCAATCGCCATCCTGAGGCTCTCTTTGCCACTTCGCTCATCCGGCACTGGGCGTTCCTCGCATATCGTCGGGCGGCACAAACTCACTGCACGTGGGATCACACTTCGGGCAACACCGTTCCTCGGTCTCGTCCCGGAAACGGCCAGACCCGATATAGGTCCGCACGGTGCGTTCTTCGATCCGGACCCCGAACTCACAAACCGCGTCAGTCGGGAGCCATGCGAAAGCCTTGACCTCGGTACTCGGCATAAGCGTCAAGCTACGCCGCCAGGGTGACAGGTTCCAGGAGCGAAACGCCGTTGAGCAGAGCAAGAGTAGAACGTGAAGTCATCGACGACCTTAGGTCCGCGAGGGTGGGGGGTTGCCCCGACCGGCGCAAACGCTCCGCTCGAACAGCCAGCGCAGGGACGAATTAATTCAGAGCCCGCCGAACTTATGCCAAGCTCCGCCGTATGGCGGCCGATCATTCCTGTAGATGTGTAAGAAGTGGGCGTTCAACATAATGTCGTCAGACAGGCGTTTTCTGGACCCGCTCCAACCCTGTGCATCGCGAACGCTGAACGAGGCACTTCCGTCGCGCGGGGTGACGACGCCGGTTGCGCGGTCCACGTCTACGTCTCCATGTTCAAGATCGAGGCGCCATGACGGGGTTTCTTCGAGCGCCTCAATGAACTGTTCGAGGTGTTCAAGCTCCCGGAACACGCGCATTCGGTCTGGATTATCTAAACGACGGACGAAATAGAAACCATTGACATCCGTGGTTTCATAGCCGAGTGGTTGTGAGCGCGCATTGAACCGTTGGGCTGCCGTTGCCATGACTTAGATTGTAGCGGAACGGGACGGGCGCATATTAGATGCTTAATGACCACCATAATTGAATAAGGAGCGGCTAATATGTCTATGCGCCGTGGGCCCAAGGGGGGCGTGGAGGAATCGCCGTTACCTTTCCGGTCTCGCAAGCTCGGTGTCGAGCGCTTCGCGGCGTTTGCGTCGCGCTATCTGGTGGTGCCCAAGGGTAAGGGCGCCGGGCAGAAGATGCGGCTACGCCCGTGGCAGATGGGGATGCTGCGGCCGTTTCTCGACCCGGACCCGCGCCCTCTGGTCGGTGCGATCATGGGTCCGCGCGGGTTGGGCAAGACGGGCATCTTCGCAGCACTGGGCTTGTACGAATTGTTCTGCGGCCCGGACGGCAACGAGATTCCGATCGTCGCGGTAGACGAGCGCATGGCGGGGCGGTTGCTTAAGCCTGCTGCGCAGATGGTCGAACTTAACGACGAGCTGGCGGCCCGAGCCGTCGTCTATCGGGACCGTATCGAAGTGCCGGGTAAGCGAAGCACCTTGACGGCGCTACCAGCCGAGGCTAAGCGCATCGAAGGCTTGGGAACCTGGACGCTGGCATTGGCTGACGAGCTGGGCGAGATTGACCCGGATACGTGGTCGACGTTGCTGCTCGGTGCCGGAAAGCTCGACGGTGCAATGGCATTGGGCATCGGGACGCCACCGAACCGGGAAACGTCGGTATTGACCGATCTTCGGGAAGCGTGCCGCGCGAACCCGGACGACCGGACGATGGCGTTTTATGAGTTCAGCGCAGACGGATTCGAGCATCACCCGGTGAGTTGTGTCCACTGCTTAGAGCTGGCGAACCCGCAACTAGATGACTTGTTGAGCCGGGACCGCGCTACGGCGTTGCTTAAGCAGACGACCGAGGGTGAGTATCGGCGCAAGCGGTTGTGCCAGGTGGTGACCACCAATGAGTCACCGTTTGTCGACGCGGATACGTGGGATGGGCTGAAGGCGCCGCACCCTGTGCCCGATGGCGCCGACGTTGTGATCGCGCTTGATGGCAGCTTGAAGGACGACAGCACCGCTCTTGTCGTGGGCACTGTGGGCAAGGTTCCACATTTCGACAGGCTCGACGCGTGGGAGAACCCCGGCGATGAGGCTTGGCGCGTGCCGGTGCTCGACGTTGAGCAAGCCATCAGGGAGGCCGCTAAACGGTGGCGAGTGCGCGAGATTGCGTTTGACCCGTACTTATTTACCCGCTCGGCGCAGATACTTGCCGCAGAGGGTTTACCGATGGTGGAATTTCGCCAGTCACCGGCGCGGCAGACGGCCGCGACTAACGACTTGCGCAGCGCGGCCGTGAATGAGCAACTGACGCATTCCGGCGATGAGGTTTTGCGCCGGCATGTTCTTGCGGCGACGGTTTTGGAGTCGGATAAGGGTATCCGTATTGCGAAGGTTAATCGGAGTAAGCACGCACCAAAGATTGACTTGTGTACTGCCCTGATGATGGCGCATTCTCGCGCTACTTGGTTGGCGAGCCAAGCTAGGCCGCGTACGCGAACAGTATCGTTCGCCCACTAAATATGCAGAAAGAACAACTGAATAATGACTTCTGACCTTCTTGTCGAGTTGTGCCAAACGCTCGACTTGCCGCAGGGCCGATATGCCGAATTGGAGCGCTACGCGTCGGGTCGGCAAGCGCTGGCCTACTTAAGCCCCGAAGCCAAGATCGCGCTACCGGCACTAAACCGCATCGTCTCCAACATCCCAAGACTTGCGGTGTCGAGCCTTGCCGAACGACTACGCATTATCGGCTTCAAAGGCACCTACGTATGGCCGGAGTGGCTGGCCAACGATCTTGACCAACAGAGTGTGGTTTTGCATCGCGAGGCGCTGCTTTTCGGGGATGCGTACGTGATCTGTTGGGCACGCTCGGACGGCTCACCGCTGGTGACTGTGGAGAGTCCGCGTCAGGTCGCGGTGGTTAAAGACCCGGCGACGCGTGAGGTTACGAGCGCGGTAAAGCGGTGGCGTACCCGGACGACGACCGAGGCGATGGTTTATCTGCCGGATCGGGTGGAGCGTTGGCGGGCTAACACTACGGGCGCGGCGGCGCCCGCGTTCGACCGGCTCGAAGTGCTCGACAACCCGCTAGGCGTGGTCCCGGTGGTGAACTTCTGCAACGCCGACCGCATCTTGCTCAGCATCGGGGACGCGCTGCTCACGCGGCAATTCGGACATTCCGAGATAGACGACCTTATTCCGCTCGTGGATGGCTTGAACAAAACCCTCGCGGACCTTGCAGTGGCGCAGGAATACACTGCCCGCCCTCGTCGGTGGGCTACCGGCATCGAGCTGGTCGAGCGCCCGAAGCTGGAGAACAACGGCCAGCCGGTCCTAGACGAAGACGGCGACCCGGTGATGGAGACGGTTAACCCGATTCCCGAGGGCAACCGTCTCATGCTGTCCGAGAACGATCAAGCGAAGTTCGGCCAGCTCGACGGCGCCAATTTGCAGGGCTTCGCCAACGCCGTGAACATCTGGCTTGGCCAGATCATGGCCGTGTCAGCGCTGCCGGCCCACTTTGTCGGGATCACCACAGAGAACCCGTCGAGTGCGGACGCGTTGCGGGCCAGCGAGGCAAGCTTGACCGCCCGCGCCGAGCAGCGCCAAGCCGTATTCGGCAGATCGTGGGAACAGGTCGCAAAGCTCATCGTCGCTATCCGCGATGGCGTGGCCGTGGACTCGGTAACCACACATGTGCAGTGGGGCGATGCTGGCTCGCGGTCTGTCGGAGCAGAAGCCGACGCCGCGACGAAGCTTTACCAGTCGGGTCTATTAAGCCGCTCCGCGACCCTAAGGAAACTCGGATATTCGGATGATGAAATTGCACAGAATAACAGCGAACGGGCCAGCGAGCTTTTAGACGGTCACCAACAGACAGCGCAAATGGCGAACTACTGGCAGGAGAATCAATGAATGACGACGCGCGGCCCGACGCCGCAAACGGCACAATCATTAACACGCAGACAGACGAAATGGCTGCGGGTAATACCGATAATGCGGAAACGGCGCCAGAAGCGCCAGAAACGCCGACAGATGGCTCTAATGACGTTTTCCCGCGTACATACGTCGAGGATTTGCGTAAAGAATCAGCCGGGTATCGCGACAAGGCTAAGCAAGCCGAGGAGCGCGCCGACGCGCTGGCTAAGCGACTACACCAGGAGTTAGTTACCGCGACGGGCCGACTGGAAAATCCGGCAGACCTCGCGTTCGACGCCGAGCACCTGGACGACGCCGACAAGCTGAGCGCCGCTATCGACGCATTGCTAGCCGACCGGCCTTATTTCGCTAAGCGCAAGGTGAGCGGGGATGCCGGGCAGGGTCCGCGCGGCGGCGCGCCGGCCGAGGTTGACTTGCTCGGCATGCTGCGCGGTGGCCGATGATCACGGAAACCCTGACGATTTACCGTGGCGCAACCGACAAATACGGCGAGCCCAACAAACAGCCACATGGCGCGATCACGGGTGTACTCGCGTGGGGCACGTCAGGTAAAAGCTCTGCCAAGTTCAACCTAAGCAACGACAAGTCCGGCGAGTCCGCAGGCGTAACCGCGCAACTCTACGTTAAGCGGGGCGCCGACCTTAAGCCCCGTGACCGCATTCAGCGGACTAACGGCGAGCAATACGCGATTGTCGGACATTCTCTATGGGACCAGGCGTCCCCCATGACCGGACGCGATTTCGGCTGGATGACTTTCCAGATCGAATCAACGAACAGCTAATACAGCGCCCGGAGCGCACTTGCTCTAACCCGTCCCGGCGGCGGGTATAACTGAATAAACAACTTAATAAGGAAAACAGAAAAATGGCAATTCAAGTAACCAGCGGCAACGCTGCGCTACTACAGTCGCAAGTGGCCGACCTATTGGTACAGCCGCTTGCCCAGCAGAGCACTTTCCTAGCGGCCGGCCCCCGCATCTTTGACACCCCCAATCCGCTTCGCATTCCGCGAATTGCGTCGGGCGTGTCTGCTGGCTTTGTGGGCGAGGGTGCCCAAATCTCGGACCGCAGCGTGAGCTTTGACGAGATTGACCTACTGCCGTCCACGCTGAAGTCACTGAAGTTGCTGGTCCGATTTAGCAATGAGATGGTGCGTCAGTCGGTCGTTCCGCTGAACGCGACCCTGCAAAGCACGCTGGTGACGAATGTTGCGCAGGCGCTCGACGCCGCGCTGTACGACGGCACCGGAACAAGCAACACCGTTAAGGGCATCTTTCAGCAGACGGGTATCGCTACCGGAACGCTCGAGCTGACCGACGCCGACAGCCTTATTGACGGGCTGGCGACCGCTCAGGGCAATAAGGTCAACCCGACACATTGGGTGATGACTTCCGCAAGCTTCTCGGCGCTGCGCAAGCTCAAGGTCGGCACCGACGACAAGCGATACATTTTCGACCCGTCAACGATCCAGAACGGCACCGCTTTCCGGCTGCTCGGCCTGCCGGTGATCATCACCGACAACATTCCGGCCGTGTCGACCAAGGCCCGCGTGGCGCTGGTCGACTTCTCGCTCGTTGCCGTGGCGCGAGACGTTGACGCCGAGGTCAAGATTCTTGATCAGACCTGGGGCGACTACGACAGCGTTGGCATCCGGGTCGTGACCCGCTACGACGTGGGGCTACTGCACCCGCAGGCGGTCACGGTTCTGACCGAAGTCGGCAGCTAATGGGGGCGCCGACAGTAAACGACTTGTCGGCGCTGCTGGGACGCGATGACGTGAACGCTGAGCAGGCTACGGCCGTGCTCGGCATCGTCACCGCTATGGCTTCCGCGTACACCCGCGCGGTGGGATTCATGGCCGGCGTGCCGAACGATGACATTCGAGCCGTAATCCTCACCGCGTCAGCGCGGTTACTGGCGGAGCCGTCCCAGATCGTCGCGGCCGACGAAATGGGTCCGTTCAGCGTGCAATACCGGGCCGGGTTTGACGGCTGGTCGGTGGCCGAGCTGGCGGCGCTTAACAGGTACCGCGTACGCGCCTGCTGACAGTTTTCGGACCGCCGGAAACTTACGGGATCGCGTAAAATTGCTGGTCAGCATACATTTTAGGTCTTGTCGCATAGCAAGGAACTGTGCGGCAAAAGCGGCAAGGGCATCCGTGGCGCAAAACCCGCAAAGGGGGAAGTCGCCTCCGCAACACGCGGGTGCACCTGCCGGACGCTCACAAAACGGGTCAACCGGGTTTGTGAGTCATTTATCCGGGGCGGGTCGCGTGGCGGATTTAGTTGTTAGCCGTCGATGCTTCAAGTGCGGCCTTGGCGCCGGGTGGTGGACGAAGACACCGCCCGGCGCACTGCCTAAAAAATCTTCGCGGCGCCCCCAACGGTCGCTGGCTATCGCCTTGGCGGAGCCGACAAAGTGATCCTGACCAGCAACTTTCTGCGATCCCGGAAAATTACCGCAGGTCCAGGATCATCACGCGGCCATCGCAATACGCGACCTGAAGACCATGCCGCCCGTCAAACCATCGGTACTGGCTTACGCCGTTAGGCGACTGGCGCCAGTCGGTGCAGTCGGGCGCGGGCGCGGGGATGGCGTCTAGGTCGATCACGAGTCGTCTCCTGTCGTCGGCCCCCTTGGCGCACGACAGTACGGACATCGGGTCCGGGCGGTCAACCATCGACGCGCCTAAAAATGTTGCGGTACAACGTAATACGTTGCGAATCGAATCGCATTGCGTTGCGTGTACCGAATCGCTTGGCGGCCCCAGCGTCGAGAACAGAAAGCGCCCGTGGCCAAGTAGGCCACGGGCGCCCCTGTCGCGAACGCGTTAAAAGTTCACGGCTTCTTGTGCTTGGTCACGTCCGGCTTGCCGTAGCTTTCGCCAGGTTTCTGGGTCGGCGGTAACGGCCTTCCCTCGACAGACGTGACCTCCCGACCAGTCTTGCCGCCACGCGGCCCGATGACCGGATACTGACCCGATTTGGGAGTGCGATCTCCTGGTTTCAGGTTCTGGTTCTTAGCCAT